TACATATCATGGAATTGAACAAAATGATCCAGAATTGCTAAATATTATGCAGGAATACGCAAAAAAGGTTTATGACTTTGTTAAACAGCAGTATGGAGATAATTTTGAAGATTTTATAGAAACAAAAACACATATTGCAAAGTTTTTACCAGGATCTGGAATGCATGAGCACTATGATTCAAATAGACCAAATGATATTGCAACCCTGATTTATTTAAATGATGACTATATCGGTGGAGAAATATATTTTTCAAAATATGATATATCCTATAAGCCAGAACCAGGAGATCTTCTATGTTTTCCAGATAATCCAAACTTTGTTCATGGAGTTAAAGAGATTAAAGATGGAATTAGGTATACAACACCTCGATGGTTCACACGCATAGTGTGATAAAATAGACCTATAATGTCTAGCCCATCAAATTTATATGCAGAAAAGGTGTTTGCAGAACACCCAACTGTTTTGTGGGCTTTAGATGATAAAACAGATTATATTTCTTTAATTAATGAACAAGAAAGATCTGTTTTTAATTGGTCAGTAACTGGTGGATCTTCGCAAGAGTTTGACTCCGTATATGATGAGCCTTTTATGGATAGTTCAGTTACTAAACTTACGGGAGAGTTAAGCACTGAAAGTTTTGGTGAGATAGTTTGCATAAGTGATAACTTAAGTAATTTTACGACACTAAATTCATACATGTCTACATTTTCTATTGGTGGTTATATAAATTCATTAAGTTCTTATATTGCTGGAATCGAAATAGGGTATGAGTACTACGATCCACTAAGTGGTGAAGTAATTCAAAATCTAAAAAATTATAATACATCTATTTATGGAAAATGGATGTTTGTTTCAGAAACCTTTGAGATTCCAAATAAAAATACAACTTTTAGAATTGTATTGAAGATAAAGTATATTAGTGGTTCTATTTCACAAAATGATTATGAGTTTCTTATTAATGGAATAACACTTGGACAGTGGTCAGAAGAGTTTAACTCAACATCTTTAGGTGCTGAACAAATATTAATTCCATCAACAATAGGAATTGATGCATTGCATGGAATTGAGGCAAAATCTTATGGTTTATCTGAATCTCTTGGATACTATATGGTTTCTGGTAATGCCCTTGTTGCAAAAAATTCTGGTATTCCACTAGTTTATGGATCTAAAAATACAACAATATTAAAAGAAAATGGAAATCTTCCATCTTTAATAATTCCTGGAAATGGTTTTTTAAATGAGGCGGGTAAGTTTAAAGAGCAAACGCTAGAGATGTGGCTAAGAATTAACTCAGATACAAATGTAAAGAAAAGAATATGTGGTCCAATCTCATCTTTGGATGGAATTTATGTAGATGGTCCTTTTATAATTTTAAAAATTAATAATAATTATGGATCTTATTATATTGGTGAATGGGTAAGGCCAATGATTGTTCATGTTAGAATAACAAATAACTCAGCCAATCTTCTTATTAATGGGGAACAGGTAATATCATTAAACTTTATAACCACAGAACTTAACCTACCAGATAGGTATAATTCTGAGGGTAAGGATCAAGATTGGATTGGATTTTATGCTTATGAGGATGTATCTCCAATTGAAGTAGATTGTATTGCAATTTATCCTTATCAGGTCCCAGCAATTGTTGCAAAGAGAAGATTTGTTTATGGTCAGGGTGTTGAAGTTCCAGAAAATATTAATGCATCATATAGCGGAACATCTCTTTTTATTGATTATCCATTTTCAAATTATTCAAACAATTACTCATATCCAGATATTGGGCGTTGGTCTCAAGCATCTATAGATAATCTAGTTGCATCAAATAATACACTATCTCTTCCAGAGTATAATTTGCCAACTGTATTTTTTAACAATAAAACAAATCAAGAGTGGTATACAGCATGCAAGAATATACAAAATGAATCGGATATGTTATTTAGATTAAGACCAAATTCTGATTGGAATTCTACAAATGGATATATTCTTTTTGATAGTTTAGATGTTACAAATACACCTATCAGGTCTTTTTATGGAGTATTTAAGATTTTATCAACACCAGAATCACCACAAATTTTGTTTAGGGTTGATGATCAAATAAGTGGAAACTCATTTGTTATTGAACTACAGAACACATTAGAGTTAGAGTATAAAATTATTAAATCTTCTGGTGAAAATTTTATATACGAAACAGTTCCAGTAGACCTTGGTGAAGAGTTTGTTTCTGGTATTGACATTAATACTTTTTCTTCACACTATGGTCAAGATGTTGCCAGTTTTTTTGGAAATAGATCGGGGCTTAAGTTATATGTAGGTGGAGATAAAACTTTATCTAAAACGTTTTTAGGAAATATTTATAAAATTGGTTTTGCAACTGAAAGAAACTATTCTTTTATTTCTGAATGTTTTAATGATTTTGGAACACCAACTAATTTTGAAAATATTTTTAATACATATAATCAGTATATCGATTATGATGCTGGCCAATATGTTGGTGCAAGTTCTTATTTTTGGGACTATATTTTAGATGGTGGAAATATTAATTCTTATCCAACACAAAAATTAATTGAACACATAGCCAGTTACACATTAACTCCAAATAATTATTTTGATACATTTGCATTAGATATAGATATAGATGGATATTGGGAAGACCATATTCCTTTATCATATTTTGCAAAATATGTTACAGATGCAAAAAATGAATCGTATTATGATCTAGATTTTATGCAGTTTAATATAAATTATCCAGCACCTTCAAAGTTTATAGAAAAATCTCAAGTTGGCTCTTGGAATTATGAAGAACTTCAGTCTGAGTATCAGAATCCAATTCAAAGAACTTATGAATCACTTGACAATCACCTTTTTACTGGTTACATAGATTATTCAGACTTAAAAAATAAATCTTCAAAAACATATAAGTATGATACATCAAAATCATTAGTAAAATCTTATGTCAGTTTTCAGTATGTATCAACAGGTGCAAATGCAAAAGATTCCTATTTTACAAATACAGAGTCACCACTGCAAAATGGAATTGTTGAGCCAGGAACATATCTTTTGGGTTATGATGATAATAATAAACCTATCTACGATAATTTTATAAATACAAAATATGAGGTAGTAGACGGAATGCTCTTATACCCACCAAGAGGAACTAATTTCAATGATCTTGCGATAGTTGTTCATTTAAATTTTAAAGTGCGTGGAATTCTTAATAATCCAGTTAGAGTTAAAAGTTTGCAACTAGCATCACAGGCATATAATGATGTTGCTCCAAATCCAATTGGAAGCAGGTTTGGTGTTCAGATTTATCCATATACAAAAACTGGTATTTATTATGATTATAAAAAACCAAATCCATACACAATTTATAAGGGTAGTTCTCCATACCTATATCTTACAAAAAATTCTGGAATACAGGTAAAAGGTTCGTATGACCCATTAATAAATCGTGGACTATCAATTCAAGTAAATCCAAATAAATCTTCTAATTATAAAGTTATGGCTATGCAGGCAGCAATTAGATATGATCAAGATTTTTTTCCATATGCTCCAACACAAATTTTTGAGGTTGAGGGCAAAAATGATCTTATAAAGTTTTATATGGTAGCAAATCATCCAGATGGTAAAAGAGCAAAAATATATGCTATTAATGCAAGAACTGGACAAATTGAAAACGGTATTGGATTTTATTGGAATGGTAATCTTGTAAAAGAACCAAACATAACAATAAGAGAATGGGGAATGCTTGGGGTATCATTTTCAAGTATTATTAATTTTGATAACTATGTTGGATCAATTAAGATTAATGGTCCACTGCTAGTTAATCTTGTTTCTCACTATAAGTCTACAAATTTACAAGAGGTTCAAAATATTACAGAAAGACCTTGGTTCAAGGTTAAATATCTTGGCCCTCTAGAATTAGAGTGGGACTACTGGAACTCAGCATATGTTTGGAATGGAGTTTTGGTTCTATCAACTAAGTCCTATTATGGAGTAGACCCTTCAGATGTCTATAAGAGTTATGTTGGAACAAACAAAATAATTGTAGACGATACAAGAAAATTTAGGTTAAACTCATATCAGTATGAACTTTATACGGATATTGTATGGCAGTCTCAGACATCAAACCCAGTATAATATGGTATACTTGTGGTTATGAATATTGAAAATCAAAACAAAAAGCGTAAGGCATTGCCTAAGATGAAGGGACAAGTTGGTGAGTCTCGTGCAAAGATTATTGAAAAACACTATGACTGGGGTTTATATGTTTACAAAAAGGCTAACGGTAAGTGGTTTACAGATGGAACTGGATCTGTTTTAAATATTCCTTCAATGAAGGGCGACATAACTAAAATCTCTGAATTAAAAAAAGCAGCAAAACATTACGGGGATGAAGGAGATGGAGAGTGCATCTTTGTACCAGGCCTAACAAGAATTTCAGAAGAAGAGTATTCAGAACAAAAGCAAAGAATGGCAGAAGGATTAATTCCATCTATGAATGATCTTGGTGCAGTTCAAGCAGCAAAAGATACTATTGCAAAATACGGGAGTGATGACTAATGTCAGAAGAAAACGAATATATTGTTCGTGCATCTATGGATAACTTTGCACAAGAAATAGATGTTTTTAAAGAACAAGATCCCTTTAATAAATCCTGGGATGAGTTAAAAAATTTATCTGGGCTAGATAATAACTTTAAACGTCGTGCTGGAAGACTATCAAAGGTTGATGCTTCACAACAATATATTGATAGTTCTAGAGCAGAAAGCACAGGACTTGATGGAGCAAGGTCAAAAGAAATTAATCCAGGACTTGTTTACAGAAATGGCTACGGTTTATTTGATGTAATTACACCGCCATGGAATTTATACGAACTTGCGAGTTACTATGATACTTCATTTGCAAACCATGCTGCGATTGATGCAAAGGTAGAGAACATTGTTGGACTTGGTTATGATTTTGAGGTATCTTCAAGAACAATGCTTAAGTTAGAATCTTCATCAGATTCAGAAGCAGTTGGTCGTGCTAGAAAAAGAATTGAAAGAGCAAAAATAGAATTAACAGACTGGCTAGAAAGTTTAAATAGTGAAGACTCTTTTACTACTACAATGGAAAAAGTTTATACAGATGTTCAGGCTACTGGAAACGGGTATATTGAAGTTGGCCGTACAGTAAAGGGTGAAATTGGATATATTGGTCATATTCCATCAGTGACTATGAGAGCAAGAAGATTGCGTGATGGATTTGTTCAGGTTATTGCAAACAAGGTTGTTTATTTTCGTAACTTTGGAGCAACAAACCCAAACCCACTTGGAACAGATCCAAGACCAAATGAAATTATTCACTTTAAAGCATACTCTCCAATAAATACTTTTTATGGTGTTCCAGATATTATTTCTGCAGTCACATCACTTCAAGGAGATATGCTTGCATCACAATATAATATTGATTACTTTAGTAATAAGGCTGTTCCACGATATGTTGTAACACTTAAGGGTGCAAAACTTTCTGGAGAAGCAGAAGATAAAATGTTTAGATTTTTGCAAACTGGAATGAAAGGACAAAATCATAGAACGCTTTACATTCCGCTTCCAGGAGATTCTGATACAAATAAGGTTGAGTTTAAAATGGAACCAATTGAAAATGGTGTTCAAGAGGGATCATTTGAAAAATATCGTAAACAAAATCGTGATGATATTTTAGTTGCTCATCAAGTACCACTTTCAAAACTCGGTGGATCAGATTCTTCTGCTACAGCAGCAGCCCTTGCACAAGATAGAACATTTAAGGAGCAGGTTGCAAGACCAGCACAAAGAGAACTTGAGAAGCCAATTAATAAAATTATTCGTGAAAAAACAGATATTCTTCAGTTTAAGTTTAACGAATTAACACTAACAGATGAGATTGCACAATCACAAATTCTTGAAAGATATGTAAAGAATCAGATTATGCTTCCAAATGAAGCAAGAACTATTTTGCGTATGCCACAGCGTGATGGCGGAGATCAGCCACTAGACCTCACATCACAACAGGTAGCAGATGCAACTACCACAAGGGCAAGAGATAGTCAAAGAACTAATAATCAGTCCGATGGGCCAGCAACAATTGCTGGAAGAAATCCAAAGGGTGAGGGTAGAAAATTTGATGAAATTGATAGCATTGCCGAAATGTCCGAATAGTAATACTTTTGTAAAAAAGGGTATATAATATAATGACCATGACCATATCAAAAGCCCATTGGAATACTGAGGGTGAAAGTCTTCGCCTTTCTCTTCCATTTGCAAAAGTAGACAAAGAAAGACGCATAGTCTCAGGCTTTGCATCACTTGATAATATTGATAAGCAAGATGATATTGTAACAGCAGAAGCATCAATGGATGCCTTTGCAAAATTCCGTGGGAACATTAGAGAAATGCATCAGCCACTAGCAGTAGGCAAAATGGTTTCATTTAAAGCAGATAAATATTTTGATCCAGAATCTAAAAAATTCTATAATGGTGTTTTTGTTTCTGCATATGTTTCAAAGGGTGCACAGGATACTTGGGAAAAGGTTCTTGATGGAACACTTGCTGGTTTTTCAATCGGCGGAAGAATGAATAAGTGGGATGATGGTTACGATGAGAAGTCAGATAAAGCAATTAGAATTATTAAGCAGTATGATTTAGTTGAGTTGAGTCTTGTAGATTCCCCAGCAAATCAATTTGCAAATATTGTCTCTGTTGAAAAGGTTGATGGAGTAAATATTGTTAAGGTCGATGAGACAGTTTTGGAAAATGTTTTTTATGATAAAGAATCAGGTATTGTTATGGTTTCAGAAAATGAAGAAGAGTTAAGTCCAACATCTGGTGAGCCAATGGCTAATATAGGTTTCGTTGAAAAAACGGACAATGAAAAAACAAACATGATAAAATTCTTAGTTGATAGTGCTAAAGGCATTAATACTTCTAAGATGAACAAGGAGGAAAACCTTATGGCAAAAGTAACAAAAACAGTATCAGAAATTATTGAAAAATCTGATGCAGAAATTGAAACAGTTAAGGTCGCTCCAGTAGCAGAAGATCTGGCAGAAGAAGTTACAAAGGCTTCAACATGTCCAGACTGTGGAAAGGCTATGGATGCATGCAAGTGCAACATGAAGTCTGACGCAGAAACAGATGATTCAACAGAAAAGGCTGCAAAGCCAACAGATGCTGAAGAATCTGCTGCTCATGAAGGAACTGAATCAACAGATGTTGAAACAGAAGAAGACAAGAAGAAGCCAATGGCTCCTAAGTCAGATGAAGTAATTGCAGAAGCAGTTACAGAAACAAATGATGGTCTTGAAAAAGCCTTTAGCGATCTAGTAGAAGTTGTTAAATCACTTCAATCAGAAGTAGAACTTTTAAAGTCTACTAAGGTTGATGTTGAAACAGCAAAGAAGTCATTTGAAGCAGTTGCAAAAGATATTGCATCAGCAACAAATGCATTTAATGAATTTGGTAAGCGTGTGGAACTTGTAGAGCAAGACACTGCTTTCCGAAAGTCTGGCGATCTCGGCGAGATAGTACAGAATCAACCTGAAACGGTTGAAAAATCCCTATGGGGCGGTAGTTTCCTCAAAACAGCCGATCTATTAAATTAGAAAAAATCACAGGAGGTGACAATATGTCGGAACAAAATATAGAAAAAAACCAGCCAGGTGCTGCAGGTGGAGAACACATCGGTGGAAATATTCCAGGACTCTATCAGGGTCAAGGAGCATTTGCATCAGGTAATGAATCACATCCATACACACCAGGCAACTACGCAACAGGTGGAGTTCTAGGAAATATCCCAGAAGCAACACTTGGTTCAGTAAGTGGTCCAAACGCAGTAAATCCTTCAGGTGAGGCTGGATCAGGTATCCTACGTCCAGAACAAGCACGTCGTTTTATTGACTACGTGTGGGATGCTACCATTCTCGCCCAAGATGGCCGTCGTGTTACTATGAGAGCCAATACAATGGAACTCGAAAAGGTAAACGTCGGAGAGCGTGTAATCCGTTCTGCTACACAAGCACTCGGAGAATACACAAACGCAGGAGCAACTTTCTCAAAGGTTGAATTGACTACAAAGAAGATTCGTCTTGATTGGGAAGTAACTGCAGAAGCACTAGAAGATAACATCGAAGGTGCAGCACTTGAAGATCACATCGTTCGTCTTATGACAAACGCATTTGGTAATGATATCGAAGACCTTGCTATTAATGGTACAGGTTCAGGAGATGCATTTACATCTATCATGAACGGTTTCGTAAACCGTGTAAAGACAGGCGGAGACGCACATGAGTCAGTTGTAACAGTTACAAATGGCGGATGGACTCCAGAA